ATGGCAACTAAGCGACGCCGGGGCGACTCCTGGCAGTACACGATCAAGCGGGCGGGGCTGCTGCCCCAGCCGGTCTACCTGAGCTTTGCGTCGGAGGCAGAGGGCGACGAGTACGTGCGCCGCCTCGAGGCGCTGCTCGACCGTGGGGTGGTGCCGGAGGAGCTGGCCAATACCAAGGCGGCTGCGAAGGATCTACGCAGCCAGGTCAGCGAGTATCGGAGCGCGCAGCACATCTCGGTGGATGATGAGCAACTGCTGCCTGTGCTGCTTTCGCGACTGCCGATCGGCATTACGCTGCCGCAGCTGACCTTCACCTGGGCGACTGAGTGGGTGACCGCCATGAAGCGCGAGCAGAACCTTGCGCCTTCAACGATCCGGCACCACGTGGGGGCGCTTTCGCGTGCCCTGGATTGGCTGGCCGCTCACGGCGCGCTGCCAATGAATCCCCTGCGACTCCTGCCTCGGGGTTATTCGACGTACACGGCTGATGACAAGGTCGCCGTGAAGCGCATAGATGGTGAAGCGAAAGCTGACCAGGAGCGCGATCGCCGGCTGGAGCCTGGTGAGGAAGAACGGATCCGCGAGATCCTCGCCGGCGCAAAGCCGCCGGGGCGGCAGCGGCCGCTCGATCTGCCGCAGCGGGAGGCACTGATTCTAATGTTCGACATGGCGCTGGAAACCGCCATGCGCATGCGGGAGATCTACACGCTAGAGCGCAGCCAACTCGATGTGGCGCGGCGTACGATCTTCTTGGACAAGACAAAGAACGGGAGCAAGCGTCAGGTACCCATGACTTCGGTACTGCTGGCGAAGCTTGCCACGTATGAGGGCGATTTCGAAGGCCGTCTATTCCCGTTCTGGGGAGGCGAGCGTACGCCGCTGGCCCTGCGGCGTGTATCGAGCAAGTTGTCGCGCCAGTTCGAGCGCATCTTCGTCGCAGCCGGATGCGCGGATCTGGGCTTCCACGATCTACGCCACGAAGCGACGAGCCGGCTGTACGAAAAGACCACGCTGACAGACATCAAGATCGCGAGCATCACTGGGCATCGCGATCCGCGCCAGCTGAAGCGATACGCCAATTTGCGTGCTTCCGATTTGGCCGATCAGCTTTGGTGATCGGCCTGCTCGTAAGCGCGGAGGTCGGGGAGCTTTTTGCGACGTGATTTGCTTGCACTTCTGGCTTGAACTGACTCAGGCGTGTTGGCCGCAGGCCGGGTCCCGATGGCCGACTTCTTGCGCTCAGCAGCTTGCCTGCGCCCTTCCGCCCGCAGGAAGTCGATGAGGTCCTCACGCAGCATGACCGTGTGTTTCTGGTTCAGGCGCACGGCCGGCACTTCACCCTTGTCGACCAGATCTTTCATCGCCTCCAAGCCGAGTCGTAGCATCCTTGCAGCTCCTTCGAGTCCTAGGGTGTCCTCAGCCGTCGCAGGTTTGAGCATTCCATGTTGGTCAGCCATGGGAACCATCCAAAGCGTTTGGCGCCGTGGCAGAATTCCGGCCATTCGATAGGGAGAGCATGGAATGAGCATGCTGGATGGAATCAGTCAGTGTTGGCCGCTCGCCGAGCGCTGCCATGTATGGTGGGAGGCTTGGGCTGTTGCAGTTGCATTTCTGGGGTTGGCAGTTGCTGCTATAGGTGCGGTGATTGCTTACTTCGGAGTTCTTGGGAGCTGGGCTGCTGCCTACGCCACCTACATGGCAGTCATTCAGCCTCTTAAGCGCCGCCAGCTGGAGGACAGGGTTGCGATCGACCTGGCGATGGAGAACTTCGCAGGTGAGTTGATCGACCTGCGCTACGATCTTGGCGGCTCGGCATCGTCTCTTGGCTGGTTGCGTGCGGGATTTCCGAACGAAGCAAAAGCCCACGTAGAAAGGCACTCTATCCCAAACGTTTCGATACCTAGCCTCACCCCGACCCCTGAGAACAGGCAAATTGTCGAAGCGCTCAATCGACTTCGACGATCGGTCAACGCGTGGAACAGTCACGTTCAGAACTTTGACATACGGCCTAACCCATTTAATCCGAGCGACTTTGCGGAGACGGAGATCGAGAGGATCAAGCGCAGGATGCAGCACTTGATCGCGGACGTAAGGGCTGTTGCCGCTGCAATGCGAGATTATGCACCGGCTTACGCGGGCGAGCTCCAGTGGGTAGCGAGCTCCGGAGATGGGTTCCTTCCCTACTATTCTGAAGGCGATCGCCCCTGAAACGGAGCATCCGAGAAGGCCTTGGACGAATTGGCGCGGGTCCCGCAATTTCTCGCAACAGATGAATCCGTGAACTGCCTGGCGCGGGACAACCCACGAATTAAGCCGTACCCGTTCGGAGCGGTCCACCAGCCTCAATGTACGGTCTAGTTGAACATACTCTAGGGTTTTGAGGCCGTTGCTCATGCGCTTGTGTCCCTGCTGTTGGCGGGAAGTCGCGCGAGGCGCAGCGATTCCCAGGTAAGGGGATAGGGGCCGCGCTTCACCCGCGTGTCGGCAGTAGTCATTGACACGCCCAGTTCGTCGGCGATCTGGCGCATCGTGTAGCGCTTGTTCTCGACCACGCGGGCGTACAGCGCGGCCTTTGCTCTGCCAGCCCTGACGCGGTATCGGTGGTGCCGCTCGCTCAGCGTGGGGTCCATCAGGCAGCCTCCAGCTGTGGCTGTACCGCCGCGCCAATGTTCGCTTCCAGGATGGCGATCAGCGGAGGCGGGCTCACGCTGTTGCCAACCATTGCGACGGCCCGGCTGTTGCTGACCTGGCGGCCGTCCTGCGTGCGATCGATGATGTAGCTGGCCGGGAAGCCCTGGGCGCGGAACAGCTCGTGCGGCTTGAGCATGCGCAGTCCGATATCCACGATCACATACGGAACGCCGCTCAGATGTACCGTGACCAGCGCGAGCCGGTCCTTCGTGGTGATGGTCGCCAGCGGCTCGTCCAGTTCGCCATGCTGTCCGCCCGTGCCGTAGTAGCGCATCAGGAACGCTGCAACGCGCAGCGCGCCAGCTTCTTGATCGGGGCTCAGGGTGCATTCGACCACCGTCTGGTTGGCCTGAGCTGGGTCGGTGGCGGCGGCGCCGCAGTGCGCGCTGGTGTTGGTCATTAGGTGAGCGGTCACCAGACGTTGATAGCTGCCTTTGGCGCAAATGGTTGGCATGGGCTCATCTGCAGCGCTACCAGCGCCCTGGTAGAACCCGCCGTTGGCCTGTTCCAGACACGCCGCCATGACCCCCATGGCATGGGCCGCACCGGCCGGCCGCGCCGCGCCAGCGCCGCTGGTGATGGTCGGCATCGGCTGGCCGGCGTCCGCGCCATCACTGCTTCCCCGGAACTTCACTAAGCTTGCAGCGGCCAGCGCGTGCTTGGTGCCTCCCGCGACCACAGTGCCCAACGGCTTATCGATGTCGAGACTGCGAGGTGCCTGACCGATCCTCTCGCCGTACCCGGACTGCACAAGCACAGGTGCCACAACGGCGTGGGAACCGCCGCGCGGCCAGGCGGTGATGGTGCCCAGCGGATCGCTTCCGGTAGCGACGCCGTTGGCAGATGCGTTCGCGCACTGCACGATGGTGGGCGCCACGATCATCATCTCGCCACGGTTGGCTGCAGTGATGGTCGGCATCGGTTCACCGATTCCGTGCGGCCTACGTTCCCCGCCGTGGGTGGCGTGGACGATGAACGGCTCAGCGGCATCCAGCACGAAGCGCTTGATGCCTCGGGCGATGCGCGCCTGGGTCGCGTCCGCGAGCGGCTTCTTGCGGCCAAAGATGCTTGGGCACGGAATGGACCAGTCGATGCTGGATGCCGCTGACACGTGCGGCTGTGCGCGGCCTGGTCCGTGGGTGGGTTCGGGCCAGACGATGGCCTCACTATCGCACCGCGCGATCATGTAGAGCCGCTCCCGCGTGGTGCCGGCGCCGTAGTCGCAGGCCCTCAATACACGCCACTCAACTTGGTAGCCGAGCGCCCGCAGCACAGCGACGAAGCGGCGCCAGGTGCAGCCCTCGCGCTTCTTGTCCGGGATCAGGAACTGTTGGTCCAGCGGCACGCGCTCGCCGACATCGGCGACCGTGCCGTCCAATTTGATCACGCGGCCGGTGGCCCTGTCGCGCTTGGCGATAAGCGGGCCCCACTTCAGGATCTGCTTCACGTTCTCCAGGGTGATGATGCGCGGACGCACGGTGCCGGCCCAGCGGAGCACGACCCAAGAAAGCGAGCGGGTTGCTCGGCTGCGCGGCTGACCGCCCTTGGCCTGGCTGAAGTGCGTGCAGTCCGGGCTGGCATGTAGTGCGCCCACCGGGCTACCGCCGCACTCGACGCGCGGGTCGGCTTCCCATACGTCCTGGCACAGGTGGCGGGTATAGGGGTGGTTTGCAGAATGCAGCCCCACGGCCCAGGCGTTGTGGTTGATCGCAATGTCTACTGCTCGAGCCAGCGCTGTCTCCATAGCGTGGCTGGCGCCGCCTCCGCCGGCGAATAGATCAACGGTGATTTCGTCCGAGCGAAGCCGCGATTTCAGGTCGTGCAGCGGGAAGCGGAAACCGCCGGAGCCGTCAGCCATGTGCTGTCTCCTTCGCCGCCATAGCGGCGATCGCCAGAGGTCGCACAAACCACGCGGCAAGGCCGTCCTCGGTCTCTCCCAGCCACGCAAGCCGCCAATCCTCGCCTGGTGAAGCTGGGTTCCAGTCGTGCAGCTCCTGCGCGGCGCTATAGACGCCCGATCCGATACCTTCCTCGGAAAATTCGCCCTCAACCACGACCAGGTCGAAGCCCTGCGCGAGGAAGAGCGGGCGCAGTGATATCTCGCGGCCGTCAGCCCACATCGGCACGTCGGGATGGCACAGGATCTCGCCGTCGGCGTTGCGCGTTGGCAGGCGACTCGGGTGGTACAGGCCGCGCCACGGGTCAGCGGGATCGGACACAGTGCGGCCCTGATTCCTGACCAGCTCCAAAAGCTCGACCGCCTGCGCCAGCCGGGCGCGGGTGGTGTCGCAGAGCGGCGTGTCGCCGTCATGCATGCTGCTTCGCAGAGTCGACAGATAGGCGGTTACGGCGGTTTCGAATACGCGCAGATCCTGCAAGCGCGGTAGGCGGTGGTGCAGATCCCGCAGCGCGGTCTGGGCCTGGCCGAGGGTGATGGCCTTTGCCTGGTTGGGCAGCCACACAGCCTCGACAGCGATCGCGCTGATTGTTTCGAACGCGTCGCGCAGAACGGGGCAGTTCGTGGGAAGAATGGCAAGTTTCTCGGTCATCGGCGGGCCTGCTCGAATAGGGTGTCGGTGTTGACGAACGCGCCAGCGAGCGGCGCTACCTGAGACGCCTGCTCGGCGCCAGCGGGGCGATGGGGGAAGGGCGCGGCGTGGCGATAGCGGCGGTTGGGGTCCGATGCGAACTTGCCGCCTTCGATGCGAATCACCTGGTACTCAGGGAATGCCTCATCGGGTAGCGCTTCGCGTGCCTCCTCCATCAGCGCGACAAAGCGCGCCTGCCACTCGACCGGCATCGACTGCAGGGTGCGTCGCGGCACTACGTGGTAGGCGGCGCGGCTCACGCCGAATGCATGCCATGCCGGGCCGTCCGAATAGGTGCTACCGGGCCTGCCGGGCTCGATGACGGTAGCTGCGTGCGATTCGCTGCTCATGCGAGCCTCAGTCAATGTCATGGGCTGCCATGCGCTCTGCATAGCTGCCGTGGTTGGCGGCGTGACGGCTCATCAGCGGGCGAATTGGGGTGTGCCCCAGCACCTCGATGTGCCCGCCCGCTGCGAGGAAGGCCTCCAGGTCGTCGGCCAGCTGCTGCCGGTCGAGTTCCCTGTGTCGGATCGTGGTCGCCGCGTCAGTGACCCCTGTGAGTGGACCGGGCGTGTAGGTCGGCTGCACCCGGACAGGTGCAGAGCGCAGCGGGGCGATCGCATGTTGCGTGTGGCTGGAGAGGCGCCAGATGCCACGCACGCCGGAACGGTGGCAGATCGCCTGTCCGCTGCGCGCCAGTCCCTTCAGCGTGTAGCCGATGGCCTGGTGGGTGCCATTGATACGGCCAGCGGTCTTGATCTGCGCGACCGTGGCGCCTTGCGGGAACATGGACAGGACCCGGCGCACTTCGGCAGCGCGCCCGGTTTGCTGTGGGCGAGCGCTCATGCTCGGGCCTCCGCAAGTAGTTCGCGCATGGCCCAGCCGTGATGCATCACCCTAGATGAGCTGTCGGCGACAGCGTCGGGGTTCTCGGTCAGGACCAGCGTGTTGTCCAACGGATAGCTGCTGTGCCCATCCCAGTCTTCAATCACGGCCTGCAGGCCGAAGTGTTCGCGCAGCTCCTGCGCGTTGGCGTTCTTGCCGCACAGGTGCGGCCCATAGATCACAACAGAGCGGCTCATGCCGGGATTCCTCGCGTGCGGCGCGTAGCGCGGTTGATGGGGGAGGTCGACCGAACCCGCACACCCTGGCGGTCGAGCCAGCGGTGCGCGGCCTGTGCGGCCAGTCGGTTGAGGGAAAACGTGACGCCGCCGAGGGTGAGCGAGTGGTGCGATACCCCCACGCTCCGGCTGGCGCTGGCGGCGACCTTCAGGAGCGACTCGCGGGGCGCGGCGGTGTACAGGCCGGCCCATAGCCAGCCCTGGCACACCATCAATACGAGTGACTCGCCCTGATGGCCGGTCGCGAACTGCTGCTCCACAGGCAGCATGGTCTGCATGCTCATGCCGTGAGTGCCAGGTCGCGTGCCTTGGCGATCTCGGCCTCGGCGGCGGCGATGCCAGTGGCGGTCAGGGTCGCCGTGCGGGGCAGCTGCGGGTCGTCGTACCTGATCAGCACGCGCTCATCCAGCCAGTTCATAACGCGGCGCGTGAACAGCTTCTCGGGACGGTTGCGGGGCGCGAACCCGTTGGCGGTGCGGTGGAGGGTGAGGTCGGAAGCGCCATGCGCTGCGAGCAACGCGGCTTTTTCCTTCGGCTTCAGTGGAGCGGCCATGGGCAGTTCTCCTGGTCAGGCAGCGATGGGCGTGGAAGGGGAGGCGGCGGCGATCTCTGCCAAGACCTCGCCCCGATGGCGGGCGAGCAGGGAGATCGGTATGCGCAGGTGTGCCAGGCTCGGATCGGTCCAGCGCAGCTCGGCCAACGCGGCTTTTTCCATCGGTACCGGACGGGTCGCGAGGCCACACCTATGGCATTCGATGTGCAGCAGAGGTGGGCAGGGAGCGCCCAGGCGGTGTCCGGTCGGAGCGCCTTCGGTCACGACGATGTGCGGTCGATGGCCGGGACAGCACAACGGCACAGATTCGGGGAGCGGGCGGGAGGTCTGGCGCATGGTCAGCCCCTCACCGAAGTGCTGAGCGCCCAGCGCGCCTTGGCCGCATCGCGGTCTGAGTGCGCCTGGTGGATTTCAGCGATACGCAGCGGCACGACAATTGCGGCCACCAACGCGACAGCTGCCCATGCGAGGCGTAGGCTCCGGTTCATGCGGCACCGCCTTGGACGCGGGCGATGGCTCGCTGGCAACGAGGGCACGTCACCGGCTGCGATTCGCACACCGTCCAGCCGACAGAGCGGCGACCAGGCTGTGCGCCGCACATTGCCTTGCCAGCGAATCCGAAGCTGCGGCGCACCTCGGCTGCGGGGACCGCGTGCAGATTTCTGCCTTGCCCGCGCTCTAGGCCGTTTGTGCACCTGCCGGCGAGTTTCGCCGCCACAACATCGACAGGAGCGCTCATGCCCGCACCTCGGCCGACATATCGCGCGAGCACGCTTCCAGGCGGAGGCTGGCGACGCCCATGCGCCGGGAGCGGCGGAGTTGGTTGCGGCTGTGTTCGCCCTTGCTGCGAACCCACAGGGTTCGGGCGGTGCTGTGATCGCGTGCAGCCAACGCCCGCAGGGCCTTCACGGCCAACAGTGGCAGCAGGCAGGGGCTTGTATCGGCGTAGCGATGAGACATGGCGCGCTCCTGTTCGAAGGAGGGCGCCGGCGGGTCAGTGGCCGAGGGGGCGGCTACAGCCGGTCAGGGGAGGGGCCGGCAGGGTGGCGACCCGCCGGTCGCCCGCCAGCTGCACAGCTGGCAGGGCGGACTCTACAAACAAACTTGCGTGGCCGTCAACAAGAAAACTTGCGCGTGAGCGCGATCTCGCCCTGAGCCCCCAACTTTCGGGCTCCTTCGGCCGAAGCTGAATGGGGGTAACGGGTGCTAACCTCCGCACCTTCTAAGGAGGGAGGGGAGGTGTATGGAAGCGTTCTTCAGCACGCTGGGTGCTCTGGGTGTGTGGCTCGTGGCGCTGGCCGTGCTTGCTTTGGCCGTCATGGGGCTGCTTATGCCCTTGGCCGTGTTCGGCATCAAACCTCTTTTGCGGGTGCTCATTGAGGAGCAGCGCAGGAACAACCGATTGCTCGCGAGGCAGCTTCTGCGAGATCAGGGCATTGAACCGGAGGACGTGGCAGGAGTAGCCACGTCCAGAGATGATGGTGAGCCTCAGACGCTGCAGGATTTCATTCGCGAGCGTGACGGGCTTAAGCCGTAAGAGCAGCAATCAAGGGCGCGGCAAAACTGCGGCCATGTTCTTGATGAGCCCGGTTTGTTCGAGTGGGAAGCCCTCCATGATGGCTTCCCTTGCTTCTTCCATTTCGCAGAGCAATGCGCGCAGCTCTGTCGTTGATAGGTCGCTAAGGCGCTGTCTCAGAACCAGGTGCTGGTCGACAAGCCAGGCGAGCTGGAATGCGTCGCAAAGCATGCGAATCCGTCGAATGTATGCAAAGGCCGTAGCGTCGCTTGGCTCATTTGCGTGGCACTGGCGCAGGCATCTTGCGTCGGGTGGCCGTGCTTGCTGCCGGACCTTGTTAGCGAGTGCCTGCGCGAGAGCTTCCAGTGCTGCCGCTTCCTTCATGATCAACCCCCTTTGAAATCTGGCGCTTCCGCAGGTGCGCGGTAAAGTCGACCACGTTGTCCGGCGTGACTGTCTTCTCCTGACGGGCGGTCAGATAGCTGTGAGCCAAGATGACAATTGAGGCGTCACTGGCATCCTCTGGATCGAACGGCGAGCCAAGAGCGAGACAGGCGAGGCGGACAAGTTGGTACGACGCGGCAAGCGTAGGGGCGTCGAGTTGCACGGTTTGAGACTGCGCAGCTCGGGGTGTTGAGAGCGCATTCAGCGGCTCATCCTTGTGCCAGCCAAGGAACTGCTCGACCGACATGCCGAACGCGCGTGCCAGCTCCACCATGTACCTGGGGCGGCGTGTCGGAGTGTCGAGCAGCTGCTGGATATGCTGGTACTTCACGTTGGGCGCGCCCGCAGCGCGGACGCGGGCTGCCAGAGCCTCAACGCCAAGCCCGTGGGCCTCCATCAGGCCCCGTGTGATTTCACCGATCAACATGCAAGCAATCTTGCACTGTTGATTCGCAAGAAAGATTGCGCTAGTTTATCGCAAGAATTCTTGTGATCGGGCATTTCATGACCCCTCTGCAACGGGCTATCGCGATCTGTGGGACCCAGAGTGACCTGGCGCGGCGTGTGACCGGCAAGCCTGCGACTGGCTACGTCTATCACTGGCGAAAGAACGGTGTGACCGAGGAGGTGGCGATTGCCATCGAGAGGGCGGTCGCTTCGGCGATGGCCGAGAACCAGGACGCCGCGATGCGAGCCGATGCCCTTGGGGGCAAAGTTACTGCCGACGAGCTGATACCAGACGTGCGCTGGGAGCGTGACGCTCGTGGCGCCATCGTCGGCTATTTCAAGAGCGTCAGCGGCTCGCCGGGGGTGACCAGTGCCAGCCCGTGACCCAGCGCTAGTCCTCTCCATAGCTCGCTATGGCTGGGTGCGCGGCCACCAGCGCTACCGCCTGTTCCGGACCCGGCAGCAGATCCGCAAGAGCGGCGTGATGGTGGTCCTCTTGGCGATGATTGCCGTTCTTGCGCTGGGAGTGCAGCGGCGCCCACAAGATGGCAATAACCCCGCCTGCCCCGGTGCGAACGTCGAAGGATCGGATGGCCTGAAAGCGCATGCGCTGAGGGAACGTGATGATCTCTGGCATGGCAGCAATGTTGATCGCCGCACTGCCCAGCGCGGAACGATGAAATGCGCGGCATTTCAGGGGGAGAGCGCATGACCTGCCTTCGCTCTGATCTTCACTGGCGGGATGCCTTGAACAATGCGGTCTCGCGCGCGCCAGGTGGCATGCAGGACGCGGCTGCTCACATAAGCAAACGCCGTGGAAAGTCCATCAGCACTGAGACGCTTCGGAAGAAGCTGCGAGGAATCGAGGGCGAGTCCGTCTCGATGGAGATGGCTGAGATCCTAACCGAGTACCTGCAGCGATTCGTGGGGACCCAGGCAATGGCTACCGACTGGGTCTGCTCACTGGCCGCTCAGTTCGGCCTGATGGTCGACTATGTGCCCGCACCACCTCTCGCTGGTTGGCCGGACGAGTTGGCCGCGATCCAAGCGAAGCTGCTGGAACTGCACAAACTGACGGGGCAATTGGCAGGCGCCGGTATTGATGCGCTCGCAGATCGACGCCTGACCGTCCCCGAAGCTGATCGTATCCAAGACCTCTCCCGGGAAGTCCGCACCCTCTGTTTCCGACTGGAGCGGAACGCGTGCCGCGCTGCCGGCCTGCAAGGAACTGAGGACTGAGGTGGCAAGTCACCACGCCCCTCGATCCAAGTATCGGGCGCGTGGCCGAGCCAGCGCTTCTGCGCGGCAAGCGATGGAGCTGGCGGCGCTTGCGTTGACTGACGCAGTGCCGGGGCTAGTGGGAGATGAAGCATTGGCAGAGCGCGAGCGAATTCGCCAAGAAACCGAACGCAGAGATAGCGCCCAGCGCCAGCTGGATGAAGGAGGTATCCGTTGGGTGTAAACAGATGTCTGCACCAGGCCCTGCTGATCGCACGTCAGCCGCTTACGGAATGGCGCACACAGATCGATCAGATTGCGGAAGCCTGTCAAGCGCCCGGCGTTTGCACTGGTGGCGTGGGATGCCGGCAGCGAATTGCCGAGTACCTGCGGGTGCAGTGGTGGATGATCGAGCGCCGCGAATCCAAAGGCGGGGGGCGACGCTGATGGCGAACAGCCAGGTAGACACCGATGCAATCCGTCAATCCGCATACATCGCAGATGTTATCGGACGCTACGTCAAGCTCAGGCCAGCCGGCCGGGGGGAGTACAGCGGGCTATGTCCCTTCCACGATGAGTCGTCGGCGAGCTTTACCGTCAACGAAGTCAAAGGCTTCTATCACTGCTTCGGCTGCGGTGCGCACGGTGATGTGATCGGTTTCCTGGTGAAGCACCTACAGGTCGGATTCCTTGATGCATGTGCGCAGCTCACTGGTGGTCAGCTGGGAGTTGCGGCTGAGCGAGAGAAGCTGCCAAGCCAAGATTCGTTGCGGGTGAAGTGGGTGCCGATCCTGCCGGTGCCAGATGACGCCCCGGCGTTGCTGACCGACAGCGGCTGGACGGTGCCGATCTGGAATGCCAAGCGCGACAAGCTCCGCAGAATGAAGCCGGTCAGGGTGTTTCCCTACCGCAACGCTGAGGCGCAGATACTTGGGTACGTGTTGCGTTGCGAATTCATTGATCGCGACAGCCGCAAGCTGAAGAAGTGGACGCCTCAGGTGACCTGGTGCGTTGGGCCGGATGGTCAGAAGCAATGGTGCCTGGAGAGCTTCCCCGGCGCGCGGCCGCTGTACGGGCTGGAAGCCCTGGCTGCGAAACCCAACGCACCGGTGCTGATTCCGGAGGGCGAAAAATGTCGGGACGTGGGGGCACGTGCGTTTCCTGGCTATGCGGCAATCAGCTGGTCGGGCGGCGGAAAAGCCGTCACAAAAGCTGATTGGTCGCCACTGGCCGGCCGAGACTGCGTCCTCTGGCCCGATGCCGACGCCCCGGGACAGCAGGCAATGCTTGGGTGGAGGAACGATGCCAATCAGTTCAAGCCAGGGGTCGCCCAGCTCTTGAAGCGGGCAGGCGCCAGATCGATCCGATTCGTAGATGTGACGGGCCAGCCTGACGGTTGGGACATTGCAGATGCACTGGAACGCGAAGGCTGGTCGCCTCGGCAGCTCGCGGCTTGGGCTGCCAATCGCGTGGTTGAGCTCGACGTGGTGGCTGCCAATGGCGCATGACAGGAGGCTGGAAGAACGTCTGCTGCACTCCAACGCGAAGCTTGCTAGCGCTTACCGAATTGCTGCGCAGGCCGCACTAGATAACCCATATGAGCACTCTCGGCCCTTGCGCCGGGAGCGGGCAAGAGACTACCTGCGCCTGGCGCGGGGCTACGAAAAGGCAATGCGGCAATGAGTGTGGGGACAAGGCGCAAGATGACAGTGATCGATGGTGGTGGTGCGCCGCCGCCAGGCGGTGGCGGGGTAGATCCCAACGCCTGGAAAGAGCACCTCACCAGAAATCGCGATGGCAATGTAGAGGGGACACTGCACAACTTGATTCTGATCATGGAGAACGATGATCGGCTTAAAGGGCTGTGGTGGCTTAACGACTCCAGCAATCAGGTCAAGCTGCACCGAGATCCACCGTGGACCGGCGGTAGCAGGGACGAGTTCATTGACTCGGATGCCTACGAATTGGCAGCTTGGTTACAGCACCCGGAGCGCTACTGGATGAAGTGCAGCGATGACCTGGTGTTGAAGGCCGTCATCGCTGTGGCGCGTCGCCACCGCCGTCATCCGATCAAGGACTACCTCGGTGCCTTGCAATGGGATGGAGTTCCCCGTGTCGAGCGCATGCTCGTTGAGCTGTTCGGCGCGGCGGACAATGCCTACAGCCTGCGCGCAGCGCAGTGCTTCATGGTAAGTGCCGTGGCTCGCATCCTGTGGGTAGACGCCAAGCAGCCCAGCGTGGGCGCGCAGGTGGACTTCATGCTGGTCTTGGAAGGTGAGCAGGGCAAGCGTAAGTCGAGCGCCCTACGTGCGATCTTCGGCAGCGAATGGTTTGTCGAGACCAGTGAATCACCCAGTGGTAAGGACTTCTACCAGGTCATCCAAGGGGCTTGGGGCGTCGAGATCGGCGAGATGGACTCGTTCTCGAAGGCTGACGTGACCAGCGTAAAGACGGCTATCACCAGGCGAGTGGACAAGTTCCGCGCTCCCTACGAGCGCGTGCCTCGATCCTACCGCCGCGAATGCGTGTTCGCGGGCACCACGAACGAGCATCAGTATCTTCGCGACCCAACCGGTGGGCGGCGCTTCCTCCCTGTGCGAACTGACGGCGACGTGCAGATCGCACAGATCGCGACGTTGCGCGACCAGCTGTGGGCCGAGGCAGTGACCATGTTCGACGCTGGGTTCGAGTGGTGGGAGCTGCCAGCGGACGCTAAGGAAGAGCAGGCCAGCAGATACGTGGGCGACAGCTGGGAGGGGCGAGTCGAGCAGTGGCTCGACCTTCGGATGGAGCCGAGCAAGTACCCAACGCGACTGGCGATGGCGTCGCAGATTGACTGGGCGACCACCGACAACCTCCTCACGTACGCCATAGGCTTGGACCCAGGCAAGCACGGCAAGCCCGAGCAGATGCGGGTCGCCTCGATCATGAAGACGCTGGGCTGGGAGCAGCAGCGCAGGCGTTGGCCGGATGACGGCAGTCGGGAGCCCCGGTGGTTCAGACCTGGCCTCGCAATCGATGACTGGCTGGCAACCGTACAGCGGTCAAGGCGGGAGGCGTCCAGTGGACCTGACTTCTGA